AGAGTAGTTCCATCTGGAATAGTGTATGCTGCAGTATCCTGCACAACACCATCAACCGATACAAGTACATCTTGTACAGAGGATACTGTAGTGGTTAGTGTAAATGTAGTATCACTACCGTCACCATTAAAGCGTTGTACAGCTTTAGTAGCTTGATAGGAACCGGGAACTTTCTGACCAATATACGGCATGTTCTATTCCTTATGCACTAATAGTATCAACTACAGATACCCAAACGTCTGCGCTATTAGCAGTATCACTCATTACGTTAAGTATATCGCCAGATTGCATTACAACTTTTGCACCGCCATCCAAGACCTGTAAAGCAGAACCTACAGGAATAGGCGCATCTTTAATAATATAATAATCAGCAGTAGCACCAGAACCAGTGATATATACATCCATTAGAATCTGTGTGGTTGTTACATTAGCAATATTTATACCAATTAACGCATCGTCAGAGTTTGCTGTTCGTAAAACAACCTCACTCGTACCTACGTTTCTTGCTATGTTTCTTTCAAAATCTTGTGCCATAATTACTCCTAATTAATTAAGTATAATTATATCATACTTAAATATGTTTGTCAAGCCCTAAAGCGCAATCGCCATCGCCACTGCGAAGCCAGCAGTTGCACCTGCGGCTGGTAAGTTAGTTAGTTGTGAGCCATCTACGGCTGGTAGCCTAGAAGAACCATCTAGCTGTACTGCATTGTTAGCAGACGTACCGGCTGTCAATACTGAGGCAGAGCCTAGTCCTAATGTACTGCGTTGTGCCGCTGCATCAGCATCGTCTAACAAGGCTTTACCTGCGGCAGTTAAATCATAAGTTGCCGCACTGCCTGAACCAGTAAACTGAATACCTTTATTTGCTGCAGATGTTAAACCCGCTAGTGCTTGTAAATCTGCATCTAGTCTTGCGTTAGCTACTGTGCCAGTAAGCTGTGTAGCTACAATAGACTTGTTTGTAAGCGTCTGCGTAGCAGTAGTACCTACAAGTTCTTGACTGCTACCTGCAGGTAGTGTAAGTGTATTAGTTACACCTGCAGAGTGTGGCTGTGGTTGAACTGTCTGCGCGTGTGCGTTACTGCTTTCACAATAAAACTTAACCTGTGAACGTGTACCAGTTCCAGTACGTATGTCTACAAGACCGTCTGATATAGTAACACCGCCACTAGAACCATTACCATCAAGATTAACTTTACCAGAACCGTTAGGTANTATNTCAATATTTCTATTGGAACTAGAAACAATGTCTCTNGCNAAAACGTCTAAGTCACCACCTAGTTCTGGTGAAGTATCATCTACAACTGCACTGATACCACTTGATGCTGCAACAATAGCAGATACTGCAACTTTACGTAAAGCAGTAGCTGAGTTATCATACATTAATAATAAATCATTAGAAGCATCAACAGTTGATTCTGCAGTCTGACCAGTAATCACTGTGGAATCTACAGCAATGTCATCAGCATTAGCAGTAATACCTGCACCACCAATGACATTAAGTGTAACATCACCTGATGCACCCCCACCTGTCATGCCTGTACCAGCAACAACAGAAGTAATGTCACCTACTGGTATTGCAGCTACTTCAGCATCTACGTAGGCTTTGATTGACTGTTGGGTAGCAAGATGAGTGGCACTGTCAGATGCCATATTATCTTCATCTTTAATAGATGTACCACTTATTGTACCATTAAGCACAGCACTTGTTACAGTTTTGTTTGTTAATGTTTTAGTACTTTGTGCTAGATAGGTATCAAAAGTATCTACTGATGTCTGGCGCATTGTGCCATTGTCATTAGTTAGAAGACCGTCACCACCAGCTACGGCTGTTGTACCTACAGTAGAACCACCATCTGTCAGGTTAAGTTCTGCTGTTGTAGCTGTTACACCGTCAAGTATGTTTAGTTCAGAAGCGGTAGAGGTTACACCATCTAATATATTTAGTTCTGCTGTTGTTGAGGTAACACCATCTAGTATATTAAGTTCTGTAGCAGTGGATGTTACACCATCAAGAATGTTTAACTCTGCAGCAGTAGAGGTAATAGCCGTACCGTTAAAGTTAATTGCATCTAAATATGCAACACCATCTATATATAGGTCTTTCCATTCTGCAGAGGAACTACCAATGTCACGAGTGTTGTCACCATCTGGAATTAAATTTGCACCAAGNGTACCTGATACAATTACATTACCAGATAGAGTCATAGTACCTGCAATGTTAGCGGCACCAGCTACATTTAAATCTTTAAACTTCTTAGAACTAGAGCCTAAATCAATATCGTTATTAGTTGTTGGTTCAATTACGCCATCTTTAAAAACTAACTGTTCAGTACTTGTACCGCCCACATCAACGGATACTTCTACTTGATTATTAGTATCATCAACTACAACTTTATTTTTAGGCGCAGCTACACCGGGGTCTCCAATCAAACCAATGACCGGACCTTCAGCGGCTGTACCATCGTGCTTATGACCTGACGTGTTTACAAATGCAGCTAGTACTTGGTTAAACTCGTTATTACTGTCGGCTGCTTCAATAATGTCACCGTCAGCATAACTGGATTGTCTAGTATAACCTGCCATTTATTATCTCCTTGCGTCAGCCTGAAACTCTAGCTGAAATCCTTTTAATGAATATGGGGCTGATGTGCCCCTGTCGTTAACTCGTAATGCTATAGCAAAACCAGAGCCTTCAATTGGCTGTCTTATAAGTGGATTAGACTGTCCACCATATGTTGCTGTACCGTAAGTAGAACTACCATATACCGCTACTACTGAAGCACTGTCAAATGGGTATGCTGCTGGTCTAGCTACTTGTGGTGCTTCATAATCGTAACGTACAAATAAATCAGCGTTAACGGCAGCTTCAGGTGCATAGTTAATAATAACTCGGTCAAAGGACTTACGGATACCCGCATCACCCATAGTTAAATCTGGTGAACGATACTTACCTGTTACAACACTGCCATCAAAGTCATTGCCCTGTTCTTGACGATATACAAAACCATCAAAATCTCCATGAACAACAACGCTTTCACCTGCAACAACTATATTATCGGTACTGCTAGGTCTAATACCTTTAAGGTCTGCAAACTCGTATGTATCACCTTTACGTACACAGATTACTCCTGTTGTGGTAGAACGAGGTGTACCCGCATTAGAGAAGAAAATACGATACTGTGTTTTATCTGGTATAACTACGCTATTAAATTCATCTACATCAGATAAACCTTCAAACCGTTCTTGTACAGCACGGCTAATTGTACCTAATTCAACATCCCCAATCTTTGCAGTACCAGCAACGGTACGTAGTCCATCAGGACCAAGGAATACAATGTCACCTGCAAATTCTTGAATAGTAAATCCGTTAAGACAACCAATCTCTCTAGTGACAGGCTGTAGTTGGAAGTCAGCAATACTACTACCAACTAACCTAAAAATTCTTTCTTCACAGAATATAAATAACTGGTCACGAAAAGAAAACAAACCTGTTATATTACTGTCTACCGATATAGAACCAGCACCATTAGCTGTACTAAAATCTGTGTCTGTATAAGGCGCAGTAAATACTAACTCTTGTGGCTGGGCTGACATACCCGCAAAGAACAAAGCATTTTTAAAACCCGTTACAAACTTAGGATTAGATGGTGCGCCTGTACCATTAATGTCTGTAATAGTACTGTTGTCATACTTAGATGCATGATTAGCACCATCAGCCCATACTATAAATTCTGTACCTGCTAGTGTATATCTAAAGAATGTATATCGACCTGCGCCTGTTCTACCTGCATCAATCTCTGACCAAGCACCACCACCTGTTGCACCCTTGTGTATTTTACGCCCACGCCCTGCAAGGATATTACCTTTAAAATACGCAGACATTAGTACTTGCTCGTTAGCACTCTGGTCTTGTGGAACAATATTAGTATTCCACTTTGCATACCCTGAGATACGTCTGTACCCACCAGTAGTGGCAGGTTCAAAGTTCTCTAGTTCAAGTGCCACCCCCGGTTGCATTGCAAAAGTTGATTGGTCAAGAACCAGTCCACCTTGACACGCAAACACAAAGGGATTAAGGCCAGATTCATCTGCCATTTAAAACCTCTAAAATCCACCCGCACCAGCGCCATACTTTTGTGAGTAGGGAATATATGTAGACCTAACATAATCAGCACGATTAAGTAGGATTGTCTGCATTTGTTTAATACCATCGTCAAATCGAGAAAAGTTAATGCCGTACTGCTGTGCTTCACCGCGATATTGATATGAGTAAGCAGTAGCACCATCTACAACTACTTGTCTGTATTGTTCTGGTACTAGTGGTACATCCCCATGTGCAGATAAAGCTATAGGCTTTTTATAGTATTCAAAGGTTAAAGCGTATGCTTTATCAGGATATGGATACAATCCATAGTTATTATCAGGTGAACGAAATACATAGTTAGGAACTGCCCCTACATTAGTTGTTGTTTCTTGTTCAATATATTTTTGTGTATATTCTTTATAATCCATAATGCGAAGAGTGATACCGGATACACCAAGTGTATCATCTTTGCTAATTCTAAAAGTATCATAATCTACTGACTGAGTATCAGCAGGAATAGTATATCTTGTTTGTCCAGCTACTAGCGTTTGAGTAGTGGTAGCATGAGTAAAAGGCCAACCAAACTCTCTCTGATTAATATAGTTAATAGCATCATTTACGGCATTCTTACACTGCACCTGAAAGCCACGTGCAGAAGTAAAGTTAGTAGACGTTAGTGCTACCTCATTCATACGTGCTATGACTTCATTAGTAATGTCAAGATAAGTATATGCCATTTTATATCCTTAATAAAGAAGAAGTAAAGGGGCAAGTTGCCCTGCCCCAATACTATGTTATTTAAGCAAAGTCACGCTTTACTTCTTGTGCAGTCAAATCACCTTCTTCTGTGCAATCCATCAGCACTGCCCAGATACGGTAAAGACCCGTAGTCAAAGCTGTACCAGACTGAGTAGCCAAAGTCACGTCAATGTTGTCATCTGCAACNCACATTANNGGAGAGTAAGCCCCTGCATTTTGTGCTANAGTACCTGCTGCTGTGCCTGATGCACTGTTGAAACCATCAACAAAAACATCAGCATCAACACCAGTACCCAAGTCTACAGTAGAAGTTCCTGCTGAAGTAGCAGTAATAACTTCAATGCCAGCATTCATAATCATGAAGCCTTTTTTGACAGCAATGACTGGAATGACATCGTTTGCTGCAAGAGCAGAACCTTTGTCAGTCAAAGCAGTAGCAAAGTCTAGTTCCATCTCAACCATGTATGGATTACGACCACGTTGCGAGTTGCCACGTGCCGTTTGGAGTGTATTATCACCTAATGCCATAATCTAATCTCCTCTACAGCAAGCAGTATTTAGCGTTAACAAGTGCTTCAGGACGAAGAATCTTGCGACCGTACAAATGCATCCCACGAACAATGTCAGCAAAGCTGTCAGGGTCACGGTATGTTTCTGTCTTGTTGATTTGGTCAGCAGTAGCAACCGCTGAAGAATGACCAGCAACAATCATGCCAAAGTTATTAGCATTAGTTCCACCTGTAGTAGATGGACCTGTACCAATAGAAGGCAGGTTGTTAGAAACA